AAGGTACTCCTGGCGCCCTTCCGAGCCCGGGGGCACTGCACGCGCCCGTTCTTCCCGTTCTTTTGAATAAAAAAAACCCGTTACACGTTACACGGTCGTGACGGAGCGCTCGACGCAAACCCTTATGGCTACTGGCGAGACTGGTGTAACGCGTAAAAAACGCGGCGTTACACAGGGCGCCGGGAGCGTTACACCGGAGACGATAGGGAAGGCGGCGCTGTGCACCGCGCTTGGATGGACGCGACCGCGGCTCGACCGTCGCCTCGACAGCGATGAGAAATTTCCGGTGGCAAAGCGGGGCACGCGCGCCGGAGGTTGGGAGTTCGATCTCGGTGCCGTCCTGACTTACCTCGGCGTTGTGACCGCAGTCGCGGACGCACCGTCGGCACCCACGCCCGAGAAGACGAATCCGCCGGCTCGCGCCCCAATCGATTCGCGCACGCCGTTCGCGGCGCCGAAGTTCACCTCCGTGCCTCCGGCAGGCGTTGAGCCACTTGTCCACTCGGGCGAGCAGTCCGCGCGTCAGCGGCGCGACATGGTGCAGGCCGAGATCCTTGAGGACAAACTGCGGCGCGACCGCGGCGAGCTCGTGCAGGTCGAAGTCATGCGTCAGGTGTTGAACACGATGCTTGCGCACCTCGGCAAGGGGCTGGACCGACTGTCCGACCAGGTCGTCGAGCGCTGCGGGCTGCCGGAGGAATACGCAGATCAGATTCGCGGCGTGACGGATGATCTGCGCCGCACGATGGCCGACGAGCTGCGCGTGCTGCTGGGATAGCACCATGCTCGAAATGGAATATGCGGACCCGTATCAGGTCGCGCGCGAATCGCTCAGTTCGCTGGTGCCTCCAGAGCGGCAGACCGTTGCCGAATACGCGGTGCTGCACCGGCACCTGTCGAACCAGGGCGGCGGCTATGTCGGCCGTTGGCACCACGAGAAAGCGCCGTACCTTGTCGGACCGATGGAGACGCTCACGCGGCTCGACTATCTGACGACGGTCGTTGTCGGGCCTGGGCAATCGGGCAAAACTGAGATCGCTCAAAATTGGCTGCTCAAGTCGGTCGCGAACGATCCGGCCGACATGCTGTGGTACATGCAGACCGACCCGGGGCTTGAGTCGTACGTAAAGAGCCGGATCAACCCGATGATCGACTCGCACGCCGAGATGGCGATGCGACTCGGGTCGAAGCCGATCGACGATTCGCTGCACTTCAAGCGATTCGACGGCATGCGCGTCGAGTTCCTGTCGGCCGCGCCGAACAACGTCATCAATAAGTCGGCGCCGCGGATCGTCGCCGACGAAGTGGACGCCTACGACCCGACGCTCGGCGACGTAAAGACGCTGCTCGACGTGCGCCGGCAGACCTTCCAGCGCCAGTCGATGCTGCTGGCCATGAGCCACCCGGACCGTGCGCGCGGCCTGATCCCCGATCGCGACTGGTCGGCCGGCATCATGGCCATGTACGGCGACAGCGATCGCCGCATCTGGTACTGGCCGTGTCCGCACTGCGGCGCATGGTCGAGCCCGGTGCCTATCGCGCCGCGCCACATGGCGCTGCATTACGACGAGAGCCAGACGCTCGACGAGATTGAGCGGAACACGCGGCTTGTCTGTCCGGTGAATGGATGCCTTATCGAAGACCGTGAGCGGCGCGCGATGAATGTCGCGGCGTTCCGTTCGCCCTTCGGTGGCTGGATAGGTGACGGTCAGGAGATCGCGCAGGACGGCACGGTCACCGGCGAGCTGGTCGCACGCAAAAGCGCCGGCTTCTGGATTGTCGGCGCGATGTCACCGTTCATCCTGGGCGGCATCGGCGGTCTTGCCCGGGCGAAGGTCAAGGCAGAGCGCGAGCTGGAGATCAGCGGCGACGACATGGCGATTCGCCAAGTCACAGTCAAGCAGCTTGGCTTTCCATACACGGCGACGCGTGGTGTCGGCTCGATCGACGCGAATGTGCTGGCCGAACGCGCTGATTCGGAGCTGAAGCTCGCGGTAATTCCAGAGGGTGTTCGCTTCACCACTACCGCGGTCGACATCCAGATTGCTCATTTCGATTGGCTGGTGCGCGGCTTCGGCGTAGATGGTGAGAGCTGGATCATTGACCGGGGTCGAATACCCGGAGATCCAGCAACATCAGCTAACGACTGGGACAAGATCATTGAACTGATCCAGCGCACCTATCCGCTCTCTGATGGTTCAGGTCGCGCGATGCCCACCCGGGCGCTGGGGTTCGACAGCGCGGGCCAGCCGGGCGTCACCCAGCAGGCGTATGCAGCATGGAAGCGCTGGAGAAAGGCGGGTCTCGCACGCCTTATAGGCAAGATCTCGGGGCGCGATGCGTGGACTGTAATCCCCACGAAGGGTGCTGACAGGCTCGCCGCGCCGCGCCTGATGGTCGTATATCCGGACACGTCGAAAAAGGCGAACCGCGCTGCATCGAACGGCGAAGTTCCTATCGCGCGCTTCAACCCGAATCTGTTCAAGGACGATCTCGCCGGGCAGTTGCAGCTGGCCGAGCCGGGAAAGCTGTATGTGCATTTCCCGCACGCGCTGCGCTCGCAGGAGCAGCCGCACGTGTGGTTCGAGCAGCTCACTTCCGAGACCCGCATGAAGAACGGCGGCTGGGAGAAAACCGCGGCGGGGCGTCGCAACGAAGCGCTCGATCTGATGGTGATGACGCACATGCTCGCCCAACTGCACGGTTTGAACCGTATTTCGTGGGACAAGCCGCCGTCATGGGCAAAACCTTGGGAAACCAACTCGTCGCTTGTCGCCGCGGCAGATGCATCGCGCGCGTCGAGTACTTCCGCGCCCACCTCTTCGAAGTCAGCACCCGAAGCAACTGGCGAGAAGAAGAAATCTGCTGTTCACCGATATCGATAGCCATGGCCACAACCGATCTTTGCTCGCCGCTCTACGGCATGACCGATGCGCAGCTGCAGGTCGCGCTCGCGGCTGCGCAGCAGGCTTATATCGATCTGCGTACGGGCGATAAGGCCGTGACAGTCGCATACGCCCAAGGCGACGGCTCGCGGAGTGTCACCTTCCAGACGACGAACCTTGCGAGCCTCCGGCTGTTTATCGGCGATCTGCAGGCCGCGCTCAACCCGGGCGTGCAGCGGTGCAAGCGCCGTCGCATGGTTCCGCTGTTCTGATGAATAACGCAATCACACTGGTCGACTCGAGCGGCCGGCCGCTGCGCGCGCGTGCCGATACCGGGGCAGGCCCGGGCGGCCTTGCGAACAACGTCGGCCGTGCCTTCTTCCCGTACCAGGCGGCCGACTGGCAAACGCAGGAGATGGGCGCGTGGTTGCCGTGGATCCGTTCGCCGGATGCCGAGATCAACCAGTTCCGCGATCGCATGGTTGCGCGATCGCGCGACCAGGTTCGAAACGATGGCCGCTCGAGTGGCGGCATCACGCGGATTCTCGACAACGCTGTCGGCGCATCGCTGCGGCTGTCGGCCGCACCGGACTATCGGGCGCTCGAGCAGATTAGCGGCGCGGCCTTCGACATCAACTGGGCAGATGAATTCCGGCGGGCCGTCGAGGCGCGCTGGCGGTTGTTCGCGAACGACTTCGGTCGATACAACGACGTGTCGCGGCAGTTGACAGTGTCGCAGCAGATGCGTCTAGCCCTGCGCCACAAGCTGATCGACGGCGAAGATCTGATCGTCAATTACTGGTTGCCCGAGCGCGTCGGCTACGGCGCCGCACGGTATGCGACGTCATATCTTGTCGTCGATCCGGACCGCCTGTCGAATCCGAATCAGATGGTCGACACGCGCCACATGCGCAACGGTGTCGAAATCGACGACCACGGCGTGCCCCTGGCATATCACATCAGGAAGGCGCACCAGAACGACTGGTACAACTCCGTCGAAAGCATGATCTGGGAGCGCGTCGAGCGTGAGGATGACGATGGATGGCTGCGCGTCATCCACGATTTCGAGCGCGATCGCGCTGGCCAGAATCGTGGTGTCGGCGTCTTCATACCAGTGCTCGCGCACGCGAAGATGCTTGCTCGCTATTACGGAATCGAGCTGCAGGCCGCGGCGCTCGCCGCATCGATCGGCACCTATGTGACGAGCCCATACGATCCGTCCGAGGTGCAGGAAGCGGTCGGCGGCTCAGATGAAGAGCTGGGGTTCTATCAGGGACTACGGAAGGACTGGAACGACGAACGTCCTGCCATGTTCAACGGCGTTCGCGTCCCCGCGCTAGCGCCTGGCGAAGACATCAAGGCGCTCACCTCCGACCATCCGCACAACGGTTTCACCGAGTTCGTGCACGAGATGCAAGGGTGCGTTGCATCGGCGCTTGGCGTGTCGCTTGAGCAGGTCACACAGGACTGGTCGAAGACGACGTACTCAAGCGGGCGCGCGGCGCTGCTCGAGAGCTGGAAAACGCTGGTACGTCGACGTCTCGAATTCTCCGCGGGTACCGCTACGCCGATGTACGCCGTCTGGCTGCGTGAGTCGATGGAGAACGGCGAGCTGCCACTTCCCAATGGCGCGCCGGACTACCTCGAGGCGATCACAGCTTACGCCGGCTGCAGCTGGCTAGGCCCTGCCCGTGGCTGGGTGGATCCGGTGAAAGAACCCCAAGGCTCAATCCTCAAGATGGACGCGGGGCTGACCACGCTCAAGCAGGAAGCTGCCGAGCAGGGCTCCGATTGGGAGGAGCTGCTGGACCAGCGCCAGATCGAGATCGAGGCGTTTCGCAGGCGAGGCATTCCGCTGCCCGAATGGGGCGGCGTCGAGATCGCGACGCGCACCGACGAACCACCGAAGGAGCCGCAAGCAGCATGAGCAACTACCCGCATCTCGCAACGCGGCTTTTCAATGTCCCGATTGCGATCGCGCCGCAGAAGGCCGAAATCGTAATGGCGGCGCTCGCCGATCGCTTTGGCATCGCAAAGATGTTTCGCGGCGGTGGTGACGTCGTCGTGCTGGCCGATGGCGGCGCGCAGGCATTTCTGCAAGGTGCGGATACGTCGCGGGCTGATTACCGTCCGTATGAGGTCGTCGAAGGCGTCGCGATCGTGCCCATCGAGGGCACGCTCGTACATAAGCTAGGCGAACTGCGGCCGTATTCGGGCATGACCGGTTATGACGGTATCCGCGCCAATCTAAGCATGGCGATGGCCGATGAGACAGTACGGGCGATCGTGCTGGATATCGATTCGCCTGGCGGCGAAGTCGCGGGGTGCTTTGATCTGGTCGATTCGATCTATGCTGCGCGCGACATGAAACCTGTGTGGGCCATCTGTACAGAGAGCGCGTACTCGGCCGCGTACGCGATCGCGACGGCGGCGAGCCGGATCATCGTTCCCCGCACCGGCGGCACGGGGAGCGTTGGCGTGATTTGCATGCATGTGGACTTTTCTCAGGCGCTCACGAAAGCCGGCATCGAGGTCGAGCTCATCTATTTCGGCGACAAGAAGGCCGACGGCAGTGACATGAAGCCGTTGTCGAAGGATGCCCGCGCGCGGTTCCAGTCCGATGTCGATGCAATGGGCCAGCTATTCGTAGAGACCGTGGCGCGAAATCGCGGTCTCTCCACCGCAAATGTGCGCGGCACACAAGCCGGCACGTTTCTCGGCGCCGCAGGCGTCGAAGTCGGCTTCGCGGACGCAGTCATGTCGCCCGATGAAGCATTCGCATCCCTGCTCGACGAGCTGGGCTGACTTATCCCACCAACAGGGTAATCACATGAGCAATCTGTTTCGTAACCTGGCTGCGCGAGGTGGTATCAGCTTCGCCCATCTCGGGAAGGGCGCCGTCGGCGCCGCTGATGACACACCACCGCCGGATGACAAGGGCGGAAAAAAGGGCAAAGCCGACGGCGATGACACCGGCGATGGCGATCAGAACCGTGAAAACGGCGATGGCAAAGCCGAAGGCGAAGAGCCACCGCCGGATGACAAGGGCGGAAAGAAGGGCAAAGCCAAAGGCGATGGC